CTTTACTCCAAGAAGACACAAGGGGACAAATGAAAAAGTCACTGACCTTTTCTGATCAGTGACTTAATATCGGACTATTTACTCTTTAAGGGTCAACCCCAACATTTGACATAGAACCTAAATTTAAAAAATATTAAAGTTATGTATTCATTTAAGGCTGACAAACTTTCCTATGAATATGGGGAGGCCTGTTGAATTGTCAATTATGGCATATATGAACGGCCTGTCGAGACGTACTGTATGGGATATTATAACAGCTGTTTCCCTTACCTCAACGCTGGTGGCGGCCCCGGCTTTTGTCCCCTTCTCATCAACTGATATGAAGGTCTTGTGCATTACCTCACCAATATAGATGTTGTCTGTAGATGAGGAAGCTAATCTTGAAAAGTCGGCATCAGAATCAAAGGCTTTTGTAATACCCATAGATTTTAATGCATCGTTCAGTAAAATTTTATAATCATAGCTGAACTTAGGAACAACTGCAGTAACTGGTTCATCTTTGGCATTGTTTATAATGGACATAAAGTTACTTCCGGTAAGCTGGGACAGGTAATCGTTTATATCCACCCCTTCATTTGGGAGAAGGGCAACAAGGCTGTAGTTTTCCCCGGCGTAGTCCTTAATAAATCCTGTGGCTTTTCCGTCATCAAGATATGTGTGTTCATCTGAGGTCATAAATTTTCCGGACTGCTTTTCACCACTTATGGAGGTGAATATATCGTCCTGGACCCTATCTTTGGTATAGATATTTTTCCACTCGGCATCGAAGGCTACTGCATTTATAAGGTACATGATTGCATCGGCTGGTATTTTATCAATTATGCTGTCTATCATGCCATCTGTATTTTTGCTTACCCATGAATTTATATCCTTAAGGGTCTGTTCATCAAAGGAAGCTCTGTATATTTCTGCACCATAGTAGTCAGCGTTCTTCTGAAGGAAAGACTGCTGTACCTTCAGGCGGTTTTCATCTCCTCTGAACCATATGGAGTCTGCAATAGAAAGCTTGGATTTTTTATCGCTGGGAAGATGCTTTACATAGGAATACAGATACTGGTTCAGGTCATCAATGGATATTGTGCCTCCCAGCACCTTTTCCATCTCTCTCAGGGTTTCTCCGTCCGCACCGTTGGCAGTCATGGATAAAGCCAGCATAACAGACAGAGGGGACACAAGTGAATTTTTATTATCTCCTGATGCCTTTTTGAAAAGCTCTATGGAAAAATTTGCAAATGATGAAACGAAAGCATTATCTGCAGCCTTTCCCTGTACCTTTCCAGCACTAATTCCGTTCATAAGGTCTGCAGCTTTTACTTTTTCCCCTGATAGGCTGCAGGAAGTCATGCTGGTAAGCATAATACATATAAGCATCAGGAGAGACAGGCTTCTGATAATTGCTTTTGGTGTTTTCATTTTCATATCTCCTTTCCAATTGATTTAATAACATGCTATAACACACTTAAATGGATATAGCACTTATATCTTTATATATTAAGACTGCTATTTGTAATAAAATGTTGCATATAATCTTAAATCTGATGAAAATATGATATATAATATAAAAATATATATGAATTCAGAATCAAGCACCAAAGGGGAATGAACATATTATGAAAAAGCCTGTAATAGGGATAATGGGAAGCATATGTAAACGAAATTCCATAGGCGGAACCGTAGCTTCGGCATTTGTTAATGAAGCCTACTGCAAGGGGATTATTCTTAATGGAGGAATACCGTTTATAATACCATCAATGATTAAAAAGGAGGACCTGCCGCAGCTTATTGAAATGTGCGATGGATTGATGTTTCCTGGGGGAGATGACGTTGATCCGCACCTTTACGGGGAGGAGATTCACATGCTCTGCGGCACTGTAAACAGACAGGAGGACGAGCTATGGATAGAGGCGGAGCATATTGCAGAGAACAAGAGCCTACCGGTGCTGGGCATATGCAGGGGCATGCAGCTTGTTAACGTAGCAAGGGGAGGAAGCCTGTATCAGGACCTGTCAGAATTCAGGTGCGAACACCTTCTCCATAAACAGCAGCAGGAAAGGGATTATCTTATACATGAGGTATCCATAAGAAAAGACTCCTTACTGAGCAAGGTACTGGGTACAGAGAGGATATACACCAACACAATGCACCACCAATGCGTAAAAAAGGAAGGGAAGGACCTTATGGTTTCAGCCTGCACCTCCGATTCAATACCTGAAGCAATGGAAAGCAAGGATGGAAGGATTCTTCTTGTCCAGTGGCATCCTGAGGAGCTTTTATATAGTGAGCCGAGAATGAATAAGCTTTTTGGATGGCTTGTGGATAAGGCAATTACAAAAAAAGAATAGCATAACGCTATGATGTATAGTTTTCCATAACCTGTGGACAAACAAATGCCAGTTGTGGATTAATACATATAACGAAAGGAGAATCTTCTATGGAAATAAGGAAGGCAAGGCTTGAGGAATTGGACCAGTTGATGGAGATATTTGATAAGGCAAGGAACTTTATGCGCAGCACGGGAAACCACAAGCAGTGGATAAACGGGTACCCTCAGAGGGAGCTGGTTAAAAGTGATATAGAAAAAGGAGTATGTTATGTTTCTGTTGAGGACGGCAAGATAACTGGTACCTTTGCCCTGATTGAGGGAGAAGAACCAACCTATAGGGTAATAGAGGGAGGACAGTGGATAAATGATGAGCCTTATGCAACCATACACAGGGCGGCCAGCAGTGGTGAGAAAAAGGGGTTGTTTGGAGAATATGTGAAATGGGCTTTTAAAAAGTACGGCAACCTCAGGGCAGATACCCATGAGGACAATAAGGTTATGCAGCATCTTTTAGAGAAATATGGCTTTGAATACTGTGGAATAATAACCGTAGCAGATGGAAGCCCAAGGAAGGCATATCAAAAGATAAAATAATACCCAGATATATATGAAAACAGCTACCGTATTATTGATTAATAAATCAAAATGTGGTAGCTGTTCTTAATAGGTTTAGAAGTATTAGTTTTATTATATAACAAGGAGGGGGTGTTGTTTTAGAAATTAATAATTGATATTATTTTCCTTTATTAATTAAAACTAAAGAACAACTGTATGCCTGCCAATATAGGGAAGGTGGCATCTTAGCTGCCGGATGAGGTTATAGGGAAGCCTTTAAAATTATTGTATAAAAATATAACCATTATTAAAAAGGAACTTGTCATAGCTTAATGCGATAGCCCCAATGGCTATTAAAAAGCTATATATTTACTTAAGACTTACCATCTTTCCAATGAATATTGGAAGGCATGTGGAGTTGTCAATTATAGCAAATATAAAAGGCCTGTCGAGGCGTACTATATTGGATATTGGTGAAGATCCGGTCTTCAATCCAATACTGGTGGCAGCCCCTGCTTTAGTTTTCTTCTCATCTACTGATATGAAGGTTTTATGAATTACCTCTCCAATGTAGATATTACCATGAGATGAGGTGCCTAATCTTGAAAAGTCAGCATCATCAACATTGAAGGCTTTTGACATACCCATTGATTTTAATGCATCGTTCATCAGAATGGAATAATCATAGCTGAACTTAGGCACAACTGCAGTAACTGATTCTTCCTTGGCAGTGTTTATAATAGATATAAAGCTGCTTCCTGTAAGCTCTGACAGGTAATCATTTATATCCACTCCTTCATTAGGAAGAAGGGCTACGAAACTGAAGTTTTCTCCGGCATAATCCTTTATAAAGCCGGTAGCTTTTTCATCCTCAAGGTAAGTAGATTCTCTTGAGGTCATGAATTTCCCTGACTGCTGTTCACCTCTTATAGAGGTGAAGGAGCCATCTCTGATAGACTCCTTTTTATATTTGGTTTTCCACTCTGCATCAAAGGCTACGGCATTTATAAGGTACATTAATGCTTCAGGTGGTATTTCATCAATTATGTTGTCTATCATGCCATCTGTATTCCTGCTTACCCAGGAGTTTATGTCCTTCAGGGTCTGGCTATTGAAGGATGCCCTGTAGGCTTCTGCGTTATAGTAGTCAGCGTTTTTCTGAAGGAAGGACTGATCCACCATAATCATGCTTTCATCTCCATTAAACCATATGGAGTCTGCAATATGAAGCTTAGATTTTTTATCACTGGTAATATGCTTTAAATAAGAATGCAGATACTGGTTTAATTCATCTATGGATAGGGTTCCTCCCAGCACCTTTTCCATCTGGCTAAGGGTTTCTCCGCCTGCACCATTGGCAGTCATGGATAAGGCCAGCATAACAGAAACAGGGGATACAAGGGAATTCTTATCATTATCTGAGGATTTTTTAAAAAGTTCTATTGAAAAGTCAGCAAATGATGAAATAAAGACATCATCTGCAGCTTTTTCCTGTACTTTTCCAGCACTAACTCCGTTCATAAGGTTTGAAGCTTTTATTTTTGCTCCTGACAGGTTGCAGGAAGCCATGCTGGTAAGCATAATGCATATAAGCATCAGGAAGGACAGGCTTCTGATAATTCCTTTTCTGGTTTTCATTTCATATCTCCTTTCCATTTGATTAAATGGTGTATTATAAGTACAGAAGTAACTTCTACCTTCATATATTTAAACAAAGAATGGTAATAAAAGGTTGCATGTAATCAGAAACTTGATAAAAATATATATGAAAAGCTACTGTATTAATGATTAAGGAATCAAAATACGGTAGCTTTTCCTGATAGGATTAGAAGCATAACAAAATTCTTTATCCGTAGGGGAGGATTTTTGTACCCTCCAGCAATGAGAAGATGTCAGCTTTAACTACCAGATGAAGCATACCTGGTATCTTTAATACCTGTCTGCATTCCTATCCTTCTATCATGATACTTCCTTGCCAACACCAGTGGTATGAAGGTTAAAAGCACCAGCCCTGCTGCTACAAGGAAAAGGTTATGTGTAGGCAGGTATTCTGTGAATCCATACTCATCTATAAATTTACCGCTCTGCTTTATAATAGGGTTTGAAATAAGTGGGGCAACCACCATGGGTATAAGCACAAAGAAAAGTATCCTTATACCCTCAAACTGTCCTCTTGAATCGGCAGGATAAAGCTGCTTTGACCATACTGTCAGGGTCTGGAGTATAACTATATATCCTGAACCTACAAGAAACACAGCAAGTAGGAGTACCCAGTTGAATATGGTAGATGGGTCAACGTTCTCCGGCTTACCATAGAAGCCCAAAATCAGCACTCCTGTAAAATTAAGTATAATTGAAGCCATGCATATGAGGGGAGATTTGTTCTTGTTTATAAGCTTCGTAGCCGGTATAACCAGAAGCATTGATAAAATAAGAGGAATACCTTCTATAAGTCCCATCATATCGGCGGTGAAGCCAAGGTAATATATTATGTAATTGCCTAAATGTGCAAAGTACATGTTAAAGGCTGTAAAATAGACAGTCAGGGTAAGGTTAACCCATACCAGCTCCTTTAATGAAAAATATCTCTTAAAGTTGAATGCACTGAAAAACTGCCTCCAGAAGCTTCCCTGCCTGTTAGGTGAAAGATAGGGGGAATCCTCCATGAATAGGAGTGCAACTATGCCGAAAAGAATTACCATAACCCCCATTGTTACAAAGAGTCTCATGTAGTTATCGTCCTTTCCAACCAGCATGCCCCCAACAACAGTTCCGACGAGGGTGCCTATAACAGGCTGGGTTGCCATGGCAGCCCCTATCTGCCCCCTGTTGGAGTCAGTCATCATATCGTTTGCCCAGGCATTGAAGCCTCCGTCATTTCCCATGGAGCCGAAAAAGCTCATTATAGCATCGGCAGATACCACCGCAATGCCTGCTATCATAAGCAGCTGTGATGACAGCTCAAGCTGGCCTTTTGTTATATACTGGGTCATTCCAAACAGTATGGTAAATACCCCCCAGAATATGTAGCCTAAAGCTACAACCATCTTCCTCCTGCCCCTGCGGTCAGACAGGGTTCCTGAAAAGAAGGTTGAAAAGGTGGTTGCGGCGGCTGAAACCCCTACCATCCAGGATATGATCGTAGGGTCCTTGGCTATTTTTGCATAGACAAAGGTGTTGAACCACTGGTTTTCCATGTTAGTGGATGGTCTGAGTTGCACAAACATCAGCATAAGAAAACTTCCAATAGATGTCTAATCGGTCATAAGTTATAACTATACGAGAAACAAGGGCATTTACTATATTACGTTTTTTTACGATATCATTTTGTTCAATAGCATTATTTATTAATAAGGCAGCTTCTTTGAATGGTGAAGTATCAATAGGAACTAGCTTAGGTGTATTTGCAAGCTCCATCTCAAGAAGTTTTTTCTCATCCTGCAAAGGCAATACATTGTCTTTAATGTATGTTGGTTCAAGGTCTTCCATCTGTCCGTATAATGCCATGTAACGTTTAATTTTTCGGTTTATTTCATCAATACGATTTTGTATTATATCAAGCCTGTTTACTACATATGATTGGTTGCTTGATTCTGCAATACGGTCTATTTGCGAAGGGTCTATTGCAAGTGCACGTATCTGGTTTAAAACTATATCATCAAGTTTTTTGATGGAAATTTGCCGGTTGTCACAGGCTTTGATTTTTAAATAAGCATTACGGCTTCTTACTCTATCACGTGCATAACACTTATAATACAAATATGTTTTCCCCTTCGAAATGCTATGTTTAACAAACATTCTTTCACCACATACACCACACCATAACATACCAGTTAACAAATATGTTCTACTATTTGTCTTTCTGTATTCACAGTCAATTTCAATCTCCTGCAGCCTTTCTTGAGCCTTTTGAAATGTATCATTGTCAATTATCGGCTTGTGTAACCCTTTATACCATGCTTTGTCATAGGATACTTCACCAATGTATATTCTGTTTTGAAGGACATACTTAACCTTCTTGTAGTAATCCCATCCGGGGTAACTTTCAGACATTAGTTTGCATACTTGGTTAAGAGAATTACCTTCAAGAAAAAGGTTAAAGACATTTTGTACCTGCATAGCTTCATAGTTATTAACTATAAGCCCTTCTTCAGGGGAGTAATCGTATCCTAAAGGCTTTCCACCTCCATAATATAGACCAGATTGACAACGTGTCCTTCTTCCCTCTGTAAGCCTGTCTTTTATTTTATCTCTTTCCATTTCTGCAAATATTGAGAGAATAGCCATAAGGAGCTTAAAAACAAGCTTGTTGGAACTGTCCAATCCATCATCCAGCGCTAGAAAGTCTATATTATAATCTTCGGTAAGCCATTTAAGCGTTCCGTAGCAATCTAAAAGGTCACGACTGAATCGGTCAAGCTTCAGGACGATTATCTTTTGAAAGCGACCTGCCTTAGCATCATCCAGCATCTGTTGCATTGCAGGCCTGTCCATGTTGCCACCTGAAAACCCACCGTCAATATACATGTTATATATGCTATATCCCATGGCATCACAATACTTGGAAAGCCTGTCTTTTTGGTATGGTATGGAGTAATTCTCCTTTTGTCCTTCAGTGGAAACCCTTATGTATATAGCTGTTATTATTTTGACATCTTGTACCATCTCTACACCTCCTTTTACTCCTGCCTTGGGAACATCTTAAGCACTCCCAAAGGCTCAAAATATATTATGTACTCATCAATGCAATAGTATAAGCCATATTTCTGTTTATAATATTCAATTGCCTGGTCTAGAAAGGCATCTGTTACCTCCAGGTAATCTGCAAGTTCATATCTGTCTCTTACTCCTGCATTGTAGGCTTGTATTATGTCCAGTATACCTATCATCTTTTTATAAGCCCATCCACGTGCTTGAAGCTCCTGCTTTGTCTTAGGTATGGTGTTCATCCATGTTATATCCCCACATGTAGTGTGATAGTGCCCAAGCTCCTCGGCAAGGACACAGGCTTTTTCTTTACGGTTTGTTATGGCTTTATTTATTGCAATTTTATTCCCCTTGCATAATGCAGAGGCATTGGACTTAAATCTCTTTTCTGTCACTTCTATGTTGTTGTCCTCAGCCTCTTTCAATAACCCATCATACTTCAATACTACATATCCTCCTGCTACATATCCTCCAAATCCTGCCTCATAAGCTCTAATTCTTCATCAGTTAGTGGGTGGTCATTGTGTGCTGCAACAGGCATCATGTAATCTTCTTCATCAGTGTATTTATTGAAATGTGTCAATTCCTCAACCCTCTTTACAGCTTCATCCTTGCCAGTGCTGTTAAGCTTGTTGAAGTGGTTGAGTAGGGATTGCTCTTTTATGTTTGTAATGCTATCTATATCGTCAAATTCATCTAATGTACACTTGAATACTCTTGCTAAAGCCTTTAATGTTTCAAGTTTTGGGTCCTTTGTTGTTCCATTTAAAATTTTGTTTAATGTTCCTATTGGCACACCTGACAACCTAGATAACTCTTCCGTAGTTATACCTAATCTCTTCTTATATATGTTTATCTTTTCTAATCCCATTATGTTCACCTCCTTATGATTCTATTATATAACGGAAATATTTTACCGTCAATTATAAAATTACCGTTAAAGGATAATTTTTTTATAATTATGTGTTGACATTTACCGTTAGAGGGTATATTATTTAGATAAGATAACCGTTAACGGTTGAAAGGAGGTGCCGAAATGTACCGTGAATTATTAGGAGAAATGACGAAAAGGGGACTTACCAGAGTGCAACTTGCTGAAGAATTAGGAATATCTGAAAAGTCATTACGCAACAAAATAAACGGCAAGACAGATTTCAAGTGGTCAGAAGTTAAACGCATCAGAGATATTGTTGCTCCATCAGCAAGCATAGAAATATTATTCCAAAAATCAAATTAAGGAGGGTACATATGACAAAGAGAAAAGAACGTGAATTTACCATAGTCCATCATATGTCAGATGGAGAGGTAAGAGACAGTATAGAAGGATGTGTAATCCCTGTTGACAATCCTGTATATGCAATCTTAAGAGAGTTAAGACAGCAGAGCGAAATGAAAAAGATGTCAAAGGAGGCATGTTAATGAACGAGATACAAATATTCAAGAACGAGGACTTTGGAACAATCAGGACAATCGAAGAAAACGGCAAAATTATATTTTGCGGAAATGACGTAGCAACATCACTAGGTTATACAAATCCGCAGAAAGCACTCAAAGATCACTGCCGAGAAGATGGGGTAACGTTTCGTTCAGTCATCGACAGCGTAGGCAGAACTCAGCAAGCTAAATTTATTGATGAAGGAAACTTATACAGGCTTATAACTCATAGCAAGTTACCAAGCGCAGAAAGGTTCGAGAAGTGGGTGTTTGATGAGGTCCTTCCAACTATCCGTAAAACCGGGGGATATGTAAGTAATGACAACCTGTTTATAGATACTTACCTTCCTTTTGCGGATGACACTACTAAGACATTATTCAAGTCTACATTGGCTATGGTAAGACAACAGAATGAACTTCTACAGAAACAACAACAAGAGATAGAACATAAGGATAAGGTAATAATTGGCCTAGTAGATGAGATAGACCTAGCCGAAAAGAGGCAGATACTTAATAGAGTAGTTAGATATAAGGGAGCCAATTACTGTGAAAGATGGAGAGAGCTATATAAACAGTTTGAAATGAAGTACCACATAGGCAGCCTGGATGCAAAACTTGAATCTTATAACGCCACTCACAAGCCAAAGCTAAGAAATAAGGTTGACTACATAGATAAGGTGCTTAACAAGATCCCGGAGCTCTATGAGATAGCCTGCAAGCTTTACGAGAGTGATGTTAAAGAGCTAGTGGATGAATTGTACAGGATAAATTAAGGAGGGGGATATATGGACAAGCCATATGAGAGATTAAGAAACGATGCAATAACAATCCTAAAAGCCTTTGATGAGGTTATGCACGCTAAGATGGGTGATACGGTAACTATAAGGACAGATAAGGGCGTTTACACTAGACCAGCAACAGATAGGGACACTATAGATTTTTTTAAAAGCGAATGGGAAGACACAGTAATGCGGCTTAACGAAATAGGCATAGACCTGGAGGAAGAAAGCAAGCCATTAGAATCAGAAAAAGAAGGAGGCAAGAATATGGAGGAACGCTATGATTTTGGAGAAATAGTCAGTCTCAATGCAGCTTTGATTATATATGCCATGGGCGTGCAGGTAGTAGTGACAGATGGAAGATACCTGCAGATTTCAAAGGAGGAGAAGTAAATGAAGAAGGCACTTAGAACTTTTTTAGTTATCCTTTCCGTGGGCGGCTCTGATGCAGGAAACATAACACCAGGACAAGCTCTAGCGGGCGGTATGCTGGCCATGGCAGGCTGTATAGGATGTGCCTGGGGAGCTGAGAGGCTAGGAGAGAAGCAGCATGAGTAGGCGGCGAAAGAGAAAAAAGAAAAACCAGCAGATAGACAAGGCAGAGATTACAGAAATCTTGAGGGACTTTGGCAATATGGTGTATGTAATGACATCCTGCAATGAGGATAAGCTTGGGACTATAACCATAAAAGAAGGGGGCATTTCTTATAGCCGACCTGCAACAGTAAAAGACAATTTAAACTTTATAAACAGTGCTTGGGAGATAGCTACACAAAAGCTTTACGACCTAGGCATATATGTTGATGAAAATGACGAGCCAAAGGAGGACAAGCAATGAAGAAACTATTTGTACTTCTTAGTATAGCCTGCATGCTGCTTTTGTTAGGCTTGGCAGGAGGTAGTGATGCAGGAAACATAACACCAGGACAAGCCCTATGGGGTGGCACACTGGCCATGGCAGGTTGTATGGGATGTGCCTGGGGTGCAAACAGAGTAGGGGAAAGGAGATAGGAGCAATGGAAGCAACCAAGTATGAAGTCGGTGAAATATTATCCCTAGAAGTAGCAGCGAACCTCTATAAGAACCATGGTATATGCAATATAGTTACTGACGGAATATACATACAGCTGGAGAAGGAAACTGACCATGAGTAGGCGGCGCTGGAAGCAGAAGAAAAGGCCCAAGTGGATAGACCAGGACCCCAGGAAACAGGGATGGGAACTAATAGCAACCAGGGCAGACACAAAGGTATATAGCAAGAATGGAAAGTTGTTTTTCGTGAGGTGGTAACGTGAAAGAGGCTAGACAAGAGTTGTACAAGCTTCTGGAAAGCGGTGCTCCTGAGGGAAAGGTTGTGGAACAGTCACAAAAGCTAGACCAGCTCATAGTTGATTATTACAAAAGGGGGAAGATGCTATGGATATAAACGAAATAATAAACCTTGCTAAAAATTATTTGGCAAGAGAAACAAGGATAAAGAGTCTTGTAGCAGAGTATGAGCAAGCGGAAACAAGGGTAGAAAAGTTAGAACAGTGCATAGAGGCTTTGCGCAGCGGTAAAAGCAAAGTGGTTGGAATTCTAATCTATACTGACCCTTACTATGGCCCAAATACTGATGAAGATATAGCAGATTGTATGGACAAAAACTATATAAACACTATGTATCAGCAAGACATTATAAGCGGCATGGAATACGAGATTAAGGACCATAAGAAGCTCATGAATGAGCTTATCCAGGACATAAAAAAAGAGCTCCAGTTATAGGAGCCGAAACAGATAAATAAAATCTCTAAATCTTATTATAGCATAGGAGGATGAATATGTCAGTAAAACTTTATGAAATGACACAGGCTTATAGGAGCCTTTGGGATATGGTAGAGGACGAAGAGACGGACCTGACACAGCTGGAGGAGGCCCTGCGCAGTTTAGAAGGTGAAATAACGGACAAGCTAGACAGTATGGCACAGATAGTAAAGGGCTGTGCTGCAGATATAGACTACATCAAGGAAGAGAAGAAGAGGCTGGATGGCAAGCAGAAGGTCCTGGAGAGCAAGGCGGACAGGCTTAAGAGGTATATGCAGGAGCAGATGGAGATAGCGGGCCTGGATAAGGTAAAGGGTACACATTACACGGTAGGCATACAACCGAACCCACCTAGTTTGGAGGTTGTAGATGAGAAACAGATACCAAAGGAATACTTCATCCCTCAGGACCCTAAGCTGGATAGGGATGGCATAAAGAAAGCCTTAAAGTGGGGTGTAGTAGTTCCTGGAGTTAAATTAGTACAGGGCAGAAGCCTGAGAATAAGATAGGAGGTAAATATTATGGCAGATAATCAATTAACACCAATAGCAGATGTAAAGTCAACCAATATCATACAACAGATGAGAAATACGGAAGGCATACTGGATGCCACTGGCATGGGTCCTTTTGCCGTAAATATGGGAGGTAAGCCATATATACAGAAGGCTGGCCTTAGCATAAAGCTTCAGGAGTATGCCAATAAACACAACGGAGTTAAGAGCATTATTAGTGTACCCATAAGCTATTCAACAGAAGATCCGAAGGAGATGCGTGAACTATTTGCGCTTCTCCCGGAACAAGCTAAGATTGAGGCACTTAGGACCAGAGATAATGACATGGCCATGTTTACCACACCACTTGGAACAGCACTTAATAGATGCATAATCATTTTCGGCGATGGCTTAAAGGTATCCGAGACCGCAAATGCCAATAAAGAGAATGTAAAGATGAGCACTATACACACATTCTTAGATGTGATGGCTGCGACCAGGGCATATAACAGATGTGTAAAAAAGATCACCGGGGATGGCTTCATGAATGTTGACCTGGTGGATGAGTTTGGGGATTACAACGAAGAGGATTTCGGGAACATGGACGATTGCTCCTTTCGTGATGGTACAGGAGCTCCAACGGATACGGGCATGGGTACAGGAATGGAATATGAAGCAGAAGGAGCTGAGGCAGGACCCTACATGGCAGAGACTGCAGGAGGCACACAAGAAGTTCCAGCAGCTGTTTCAGAAGCTCAACAGCAGAAAGCAGGACGTATGATTTGCACTGGTTGCGGAAAGAGCCTTTCAGGGAATGTATATAAGTTCAGCATGGACAGGTTGGGTAAGCCTCTCTGCATGGACTGTCAGAAGAAAGAAGCAAAATAGCAGGAGGTTATTATGGCAGGAGGGTGGATAAAACTACATAGGCAGCTATTAGAAAAGGCTATATGGTTAGATAGCACACCAGAGCAAAAAACCATTCTTATTACCCTCCTCCTTATGGCAAACCACGAGGGCAGGGAATGGATATGGGATGGTAAGAAGTTTAAAGCTGAACCTGGGCAGTTTGTTACTTCATTGGAAAGCATAGCCAAGAATTGTGGTAGTGGCATTTCTATAAAAAATGTAAGAAGTGCAATAGCAAAGTTTGAAAAGTATGGATTTCTGGCAAACAAATCAACAAAGACAGGAAGGCTTATAACCATAGTAAATTGGCGTGATTATCAAGCTAAAGATGACGAAGGCGGCAAAGATACTGGCAAAGAGGTGGCAAACAAGGGGCAAAGCAGTGGCAAAGAGGTGGCAACTAACAAGAATGATAAGAAAGATAAGAATGATAAGAATATAAGAAATAATATAATAAGCGATTTTACTCAGGATGAAAATTTAAAGCAGGCCATAGAGGATTTCATACAGATGAGAAAAACAATTAAGAAGCCTCTAACAGACAGAGCTTTAAAAATCATTCTTAATAAGCTTACATCTTTATCTTCAGACACTAACATTCAAATCAAGATATTAGAGCAAAGCATAATGAACAGCTGGCAAGGAGTATTCCCTTTAAAGGAGGAAGAGGTGGTTAAAAAGCCCCCAGGGAACTACTCAAACCAAAGGCAATATGACATAGCAGAACTAGAAAAAAAGCTTTTAGGAAGGAGCAGAGAAAATGAGGATTAATTATAAAGAGCCCAATGCCATAGACGAATTAAGTTGCTGCCTAGCAGAAAATGTTAAGAAACCAAACAAGGCATTAATATTCTGCATAGGTACTGATAAGAGCATAGGGGATTGCTTAGGCCCTTTAGTTGGAACTCTACTTGCTAATAAAGGCTTAACTAATCCAATCGTTGGAACACTTCAAAACCCTGTCCACGCCATGAATTTAGATACAGTTATAAAAAACACTAAAAAACAGTATCCGGAGCACTTCATTATAGCAATAGATGCATGTTTAGGATATGAGGGCGGTATAGGTGACATTCAAATAAATAACGGTCCTGTTCATCCTGGCGAAGGGGCTAAAAAGAAACTTGAGGACGTAGGGGACATATCGATAGTAGGTGTAGTTGATACCCTAGAAAATTCAGATCTATTCAGCATAAAAAATATAAGACTTGGCTTCATAATGAGCATGGCAGAGATAATAGCGGAGTCAATCATAAGAGCAGTAGGGAGGGGGTAACATGCAGAAGTGCTGTAAAACATGCAAGTACACGGAGCTAAGAGCATGGCAGCATCCCTGTGACAAGTGCACAGACAGCGAAATCTACTCAGAGTGGAGCCCCAGGGCCAATGTAATGGATGGCTTCAGGGGTTGGATTATAAAAAGATTTGCAAACAAGGAGGTATAAAAATGACTGAGGATAGCAAAGTCAAACAGACAGCTGAGCTACTTATGCAAGGACAATACAACATGATGGAAATAAGCTGCAAAATACATATAAGCATTGGAACCACAAAGCAGTATTTAAGAATACTTAGAAAATATTATGGAAATGATCTCGTATCTATTAAGATTGCTGGAGAAAAGAGGTTTAAATATCATATCGTATCAAATAGGCCTTACATTGCTAAGCCTGGCAAAAGAGCTAAGGGGGAAGGTTATGTACCAGGAATAGAGTGTATAGACGTCAGAACTATAAAGCATATCCCATTTCCTGAGAAGGTGATGACAAAGGATGAAATAATAGATTGGGCGAACAAGCATCCAAAAAGCTGCAAGGGCTATTCTGCTAAAACTTTATTTGCAAAGTATGTACAACAGGGTGGCACTTTGATTGAAAGGAAGAAGCCAAACATAATGGACTACTATAACAATGCAGGTTTTTTAAATCTAAAAGTGCATTTGTCAGGAGATATAAGCAGCACATACAGAGCAGGAACAATAAGAATATAGGGCTTGAGGAATTAGGTGTGGTATCGGCATAAAACAGTGAAATGATTAAAAATTAATGAAAATTGTGGTATTCGTTAGGTGAACATACGAAAGGAGATTCTTGAATGAATAAATCAAAAATTGAATGGTGCGATAGCACTTGGAATCCTGTCACGGGATGCTTACATAATTGTACTTACTGCTATGCCAGACGTATTGCAAACAGATTTAAGGGGTGGACAGATAGCGAAGGAGACACCCATTACGATACAATTTTAACAACAGATAACCCCATCAGAGAACTTCAAGAACCACTGTATATTGCGCCAAAGGAAAGATTGGGGAAATGGCCTAAAGCGCCTTATCCTTACGGTTTTATACCAACCTTTCACCGTTATCGTCTTGATGAACCCATCAGAAAGACACGTCCACGCAAGATATTTGTTTGTAGTATGGCAGATTTATTCGGAGATTGGGTACCTGATGAATGGATTCAGGAAGTCTTTGAAACTTGCGAGAAAGCGCCACAACATAAATATTTATTCCTTACAAAAAATCCAAAGCGTCTGTGTAAACTTGCAAACACGGATAAATTGCCAGCGAGCAACAACTTTTGGTATGGAAGCACTGTCACAAGCAAAAATTCTCTGCGGTATCCAGGACGTTTTAAAGACAATACGTTTCTTAGCATTGAACCTTTATTAGAACCTCTTGATGCGGGTTTAGGTTCTTTCGGAAATGTTAAATGGATAATTATTGGCGCTGAGACTGGAAATAGAAAAGACAAAATAATGCCTAAGCGTGAATGGGTTGAAAATATTGTTGAGGCCGCAAGTATTACAAGAATACCGATATTTATGAAAAATTCTCTTAAGGAATTGATGGGAGACAATTTCATCCAGGAATGGCCCGAGGGTCTCAAGTAGAGTTTGCTTAAATTATTGCACATTGACAACTGAATAAAAGGACAGCCCAGTTAAGGGCTATCCTTAGAAGCACGACTTGTAAGGGGAATTATACCACAACTAAATCCACATGCAAAGTAATGAAAGGAGCATCAAGATGAATGAAAAAACCACAGGTAAATCCACATACCCAGAATATAGGGGGACAAACAAATGGTAAGTATGATGGTATTAGAACAGGTAGATAAAGAGCCTGAACAACTTTTAGAAGATTTGATAGAAAAATTGGACGAGGAGACCAGCGAGGTTAAGCAATCTGTAATAGACGAAGACGTTATAGCGGAGACATTGGATGTAATCCAGGTGTGCATTGGTATATTAGACCTATACAAGGAGCAGGGGAAGGACATTAAGTACCATGTAGCAGAGCACAATAAAAAGATCCTAGGAAGGCACTGGGAGGTTAAGGAGCTGCTGAATATAGAAGGTGTTGGCAATGGACAAGCAGGTATATAACGCAGTAAGCCAGAGAGCCAATGGGCACTGCGAGGTATGTGGCCGTGGCGGACACCTGGAGCTACATCACATCCTCAGGAGGAAGGTCCGGGAGACAGTAGATAACTGCATAATGTTGTGTCCAGAGTGCCATAGAGGTACAAAGGGCATACATGGAAGGGATGGCCATAAGCTGGATAGAGAGTTAAAAATTAATTTGCAACTGAAATATGAAAGGCAAGGGCTTCCTGAAGAAGAAATAAGAAGGCTGATGGGAGGAAAGCTGTATATATGAGAATTGAGTTATACAATGATAACTTTCAAAATTACAAACGCTATGGAATACCTAAAGCTCAGCTAGTTATAGCAGACATACCATATAACATAGGCAACAACTTCTATGGCAGCAATCCTTCTTGGTACGTAGGAGGGGATAACAAAAACGGGGAGAGTAATAAAGCAGGAAAGGCAGCGTTTAATTCGGACTACAACTTCAACATTGCCGAGTACTTCCACTTTTGTAACAGACTCTTAAAGAAGGAACCCACAAAGGCAGGATCTAGAGGAAAATCAAGTGACGCACCATGTATGATAGTGTTTTGCTCCTTTGAACAGATAGAAATGGTTAAAAGATATGCTGAAAAGTATGGTTTTAAGCATTACATTCCGCTTGTATTCTGCAAGAATTATAGTCCTCAGGTACTGAAAGCGAATATGCGGATATGCGGAGCAACAGAATATGCATTGGTGCTATACAGGGACAAGCTACCTAAGTTTAGAAATGATGGCCACATGATATTTAACTGGTTTGAATGGAAGCGTGACAGCTCCAAAAAATACCCAAAGATACATCCTGCTCAGAAACCTGTGGGAGTATTAAAAAGACTGATTGAAATATTTACGGACCCTGGGGATGTTGTAATAGATCCGGTTGCCGGCAGTGGAACAACATTAAGGGCTGCAGCAGAATTGGGGAGAAGTGCTTATGGGTTTGAGATATATAGGCCGTTTTATGAAAGCGCCAAGAATGAGATGCTGGCTGGCTACTTAGGCAAGACTGAGAAACAGGAAGAACAAAGCCAGATAGCAATGTTCTAAGGAGGCGGTTACATTGAGAGATACAGACTTTCCAGGCAAGATAAAAGGCATATGTGATAACTGCCCACACTACACACCTATAGCACGTTATGTATTTGAGCTAGAGAGGGACCCAAAGACGAAGGAGTGCAAGTACAGAGGCATATGTGCAAGGGCAAACAAGGTTACGCTACAGAACAATGGACAGCAGATAGCAATGTTTTAGGGGGCACACATGAACTGGAGTGAAGAAGAATATCAAGCCTATTTAAAGAGCCAGGGTAAGGCCTCCAAGGCAGTTAAGGCCAAGCCTAGTAAGTATGGGGCAAAACGGACAAAGATAGATGGTATCTGTTTTGACAGTCAAAAGGAAGCAAACTATTACTCGGAGCTTAAACTTTTACAGATGGGCGGAGAAATATCAGGCTTCTGTATGCAGCCTACGTTTTTATTACAGGAGGGTACGGAAGAACGGGAACCTATAATCTATAGAGCTGACTTTATAGTATTCTACCCGGACGGCACCTATGAAATTGTAGATACAAAGGGCATGGAAACGGACGTGTTCAAGCTCAAGGAGAAAATGTTTAATAGCAGATACCCACATTTAGATCTAATAAAGAAATAAAGGAGGAATGGACAATGAATAAAGTAATACTTGTCGGGCGCCTGACCAAGGATCCGGAGCTTAAGTTTTCAAGCCAGGGAACAGCGGTGGCAACCTTCACCCTGGCAGTAGATAGAAAGTTTGTGAATCAGACTACAGGCCAAAGGGAAGCAGATTTCATAAACATAGTGTGCTTTAAAAAGACTGCGGAATTCGTCGCAAACTATTTTAAGAAAGGCCAGTTGTGCGGAGTTTCGGGTTCTATACAGACCAGAAGCTACAAGGCTCAGGATGGCTCTACGAGGTATAAAACCGAGGTAGTAGCTGATGATGTTGAGTTTGTAGGCAGTAAGAAAGAGCAGGGAGGGACAAGCTCTAAGAATGATGAAAGCATCCCAGAAGGCTATGAGCCTATGGAGGAGGACGGGGACATTCCATTTTAGCTATGAACAAATACAGTAAGTCCTGTAAAGGGTGCATCTACCTGATAAAAATAAAGAGACTGGATCAGAAACGGTGCATCCTGGGGAAAATGAAGCTGAATTGTACAGATAGGGAGGAAAAGGAGCATGATAGGCCTAATAGATGTTGATGGTAAGCTGCCCAACCTGGCACTAATGAAAATCAGCACTTACTATAAAAATCAGGGCGAAAAGGTTGAATTTGTCCAGCATGGCAGAGAATACAGTAAGATATATGCCAGTGCCATATTCACCAAAAGCAAAAATGACTGTCTAAAATTGCAGCAGATATATGGAAACAAGATAGAGTTGGGTGGTACTGGATGGGACATTAATAAGCAGCTCCCTACAGAGATAGAGAAATGCAGGCCAGATTATAACCTCTATACGGTGGACATGATTGCCTCGAAGATAAGAGGCATATGTACTAAGAAGCATAAGCAGGAAAAGGCTCAACAAATAGTGGATGCCGGTATAGGCTTTACAAGCAGAGGTTGTGTTAGAAATTGTGGATTCTGTTTTGTACCTAAGAAAGAAGGTTCCTTCCGGCAGGAGACACCCATAGCAGATATAATCAACCCTCGCAGCAATGTAATAATCTTAAATGATAACAACCTTACAGCTGATCCATACTGTATAGACAAGCTCCGAGAGATAAGGGATAGAGGCCTTGTGGTAGATATTAACCAAGGCTGTGATGTAAGACTTATGACACCTGAGATAGCCAAGGCCCTGTCAGAGGTTAAACACCTCAGGAGCCTCCACTATGCATGGGACCTTATGGGATATGAGAGCCAAGTTATAGAGGGTATACAGATTCTTAAACAGTATGTGAAAGCCTGGAGGCATATGTGCTTCATGCTGGTGGGCTACAATACAACCTTTGAAGAGGACATGTATAGATACAGAAAGCTTGAGGAGCTAGGGGTAAGGCCTTACGTGATGGTCTACAATGACAAGCCTGATGTCAAGTTACATCACTTTGAACGCTGGGTGAACAGCAGGATATGTAAGGCATGTAAATGGGATGAATATGAGCCTTGGGTGAAGACACAAAGACAAATTAGTATGATTTAGGAGGGGTAATATGGAGTGTATCTTAATAGTGCTGGCACTGGTGCTATTAGTCTTTATGGCGGTCTGCTGGGTACGGAAGGACATAAATAAAGAGCTCCAGGAGAAGAATGAGGCTGCTACTAAGGAAATTATCAGCTTACAGCAGAGAAACTACCTACTAGAGGCAGAAAACAAGGCTTTAAAGAGTAATACAAAGGGCAACCAGGAGATAATCTGCTACACCTGTGCCGACAATGGAGACTGCCGGGAGGGCTGCAGGTTCACAGTGGGAGCTAAGGGCTGTAAAAAAGCACAGGAGGCAGGAGAATGAGTAATGCAATAAGGAAGTACAGAAGGCGGCAAGCGGAGGCACAGAGAATAAAGAAGCGTAGCAGGGCAAAGAGGTTCTGGACAAGCTTCATGTCATTCCTTTTAATTTTAGCAATGCTGACAATGATACACAAGGCATATGTTCATATGGTAGGGAACACAAGTTATTTAGCTGGATGAAGTATGAATTTTACTGTAATACTTGCAGGAAATACCGGACATTATTAAAGATTTGGTTTAATCTACCTAGGCTAAAACATAATGCTCTTCGTGAAGGGAATGAGAGCGTCGAGGAACTAGAAAAAATACTAGAAGCTGCCAAAAATGGCATAAAGGAGGGGTAGGATGAGCGAGCTGGGTTTCATCCAGTCATACAAAGACTTAGTCAATTTAATAGAACAGCACAAAGCTATCATCGCAGGAGCAGAACAGGAGATAGAATACCTAATAGATCAGATGCATGCAACGGAACCACACATACCATCAGGTATGTTAATAGATGGACAACCTAAAGGGAACTTATCTCCACTGTCCATGGATAGGTGTGTAGAAGGGATACAAAGGTGCCAGCATCTGATTGAGATAGAGGAGGGACAGATACAGAAGCTCGAGGGAAAGAAGGCTGAGATAGAAGGAAAGCTGAACGAGCTAGAAGGACTGTATTTCAAGGTTGCGGTTATGAGGGATATTGAGGGTAAGAGTCTTAAACAGATAGCAGAAGAGTTGGGATATGCAGAAGGGTATATAAAGAACATATCGGCTGCATTAAATATGTGACTTTTATATGACCTCATGCTTGAAAAATATGTGTTATCCTTATATTATAGAAAAGTTTAAAAAGCAGGACCAGTTTGGTACCTGCTTTTATTATGCTTAAAAAGGAGGAGGAAGACTATGCGTGTGGAGCAGATTATTCAGGAGAAACAGCCGGAAGTACATAAGCAACTGCTTACAAAGAAGAAACACAGACACCGGAGAAAGCACGATAGTCAATACTCCTTTGAGTATATAGACAGGCTCATGCGGGAACGCAGTGATATAGATGAGCGCAAATGCAGGTAATAAAAAATAACCAAGCAAAGAAGGGAGCTGACTTCGGATGGCAAATGGAAAATATGAATACTGGCTGACTGAAGAAGGCTTATTAAAACTAGAAGCATGGGCAAGAAATGGTCTGACAGATGAACAGATTGCCCACAATATGGGGGTTGCATATTCAACTTTGCGTGTATGGCGTGATAAGTATTCGGCACTTTCGGCAGCCTTAAAAAGGGGAAAGGAAGTTGTTGACATCCAGGTCGAGAATGCATTATTAAAAAGGGCTCTGGGCTATAAGTACAAAGAGATAACAAAAGAGAAAATATTGCAGAAGGATAGTTCGGGCAAGCCACTTACAGATGTGCATGGTTTTCCTATTTATAAACTGGAAGTAACGAAAGAAGTAACAAAGGAAGTAGTCCCAGATACAACAGCTCAGATATTCTGGCTAAAGAATAGAAAGCCTGATGTGTGGAGGGATAAACAGCAGATAGAACACAGCGGGAATATAGGAAATCCATTTGAAGGGCTTACAACAGAGCAATTGTTAAAGTTAGTGGCTGATGACGATGGATAAAAAGCTTGTTCAATTTGGAGCTAAATGTGAGCTTGCAAGACGCAGATTCTTTTTTTATTGCAATTTAATGGCGCCTGAGTTTTATAAATTGGATAGACAATACCTGATTGAATTCTGTAATGACCTTCAGGAATTTTATGAAGGTGATGATGAAGTTCTTGTTGTGAACATGCCGCCAAGACATGGAAAATCAAGAACAGCGGGATTATTTGTTGAATGGGTTCTTGGTAAAAACAAAAAAGAAAAAATCATGACAGGTTCATATAATGAAACCCTTTCGACCATGTTTTCTAAGAGTGTAAGAAATGCAATCCAGGAAGAAAAAGCAGATACATATAAACCGGTTTATTCCGATGTATTTCCAGGAGTAAGAATCAAGTATGGTGATGGTGCCATGAACTTATGGAGCTTGGAAGGCGGATATAATAACTACCTGGCTACTTCTCCAACAGGTACAGCAACTGGATTTGGTGCTACCTTAATGATAATAGATGACTTAATAAAGAATAGCTTAGAAGCATATAACCAGAACGTTAAAGAGAACCATTGGGACTGGTTTACTAATACGATGCTATCCAGGCTAGAAGAAGGTGGCAAGATAATTATAATAATGACTAGATGGGCCTCTGATGACTTGGCTGGTAAGGTACTTGATTGGTGTAAAACCAAAAAAAAGAAATATAAGCACATATGTATGAAGGCTATTCAAAATGAGGAAACTCATGAGATGCTGTGTAGTGAGGTCCTTAGTTATGAATCGGCCATGGACAAAAAGTCAGCAATGGGGGAAGACATATTCGAAGCAAACTACAATCAGACACCTATTGACTTAAAAGGATGCTTATACACCTCTTTTAAGACCTATACGACAGTTCCTAAAGATGAGAAGGGAAATGT